GATCATTTTGAATTGGAAGAAGGTGCTGCTTGGACACGTAAAGCAGGACAAAATAAAAATGGTGGTCTTAATGAAAAGGGTAGAAAATCATATGAACGTGAACATCCTGGTTCAGATCTTAAAGCTCCTTCCAAGAAAAAAGGAAACAAACGTAGAGCATCATTCTGTGCTAGTATGAAAGGAATGAAAGCAAAGTTAACTTCCAAAAAAACAGCAAGAGATCCTGATTCACGTATTAATAAATCATTAAGAGCTTGGAATTGCTGACACAAAAAAGTATTTTTTGTAACTTGACAAACTATTAGTAACCTATATAATAGATTACCGTATTAAGGTAAGTCTCATGAATACAAAAACCTGCCCTAAGTGTGGGGCTACGTGGATCAATGATCAACACTATTGGATTGGAACTAATAAGAAAGGAGATGAAACAGAATTAGCTTCCCTGGTGTGTGATCGTTTTGGTGATGATACCTGTATCAATTCTATGAAAGGCACAACCAAGGGAGATGGTTGGCAAAAAAGATTAAATAATATGGACGCTATAGATAGAGAAATTAAGAGGGCAAATGAGTGACACTGGTGTATATCTTGGTAATCCTTTATTAAAGAAAGCAAATGTCCCACATGATTGGACAAAAGAACAGATTCAAGAATATTTAAAATGTAAAGACGATCCTGTTTACTTTGCTCTTAATTATGTAAAGATCGTTTCTGTTGATGAAGGATTAATTCCATTTAGAATGTATGAATTTCAAAAAGAATTAGTTAATAGATTTCATAACAATAGATTTAATATTGCCAAACTTCCTAGACAGACTGGCAAATCAACCGTTGTGGTTTCTTATCTACTTCATTATGCATTGTTTAATGATAGTTCTAACATTGGTATTCTAGCAAACAAAGCATCGACTGCTAGAGACTTGTTAGGAAGACTACAGACAGCATACGAAAATTTACCTAAGTGGTTACAACAAGGTGTGCTTGTTTGGAACAAAGGATCCATGGAATTAGAAAATGGATCAAGGATTATGGCAGCATCAACATCAGCATCTGCTGTTCGAGGAATGTCATTTAACATTATTTTCTTGGACGAATTTGCTTTCGTTCCTAATCATATTGCTGATGACTTTTTCTCATCTGTGTATCCTACCATTTCTTCTGGTCAGAAAACAAAGGTTATTATTATTTCCACACCTTATGGTATGAACCACTTTTATAAGTTGTGGGTTGATGCTCAGAATAAAAGAAACAATTATATCTGGACAGAAGTTCATTGGTCAGAAGTTCCTGGTCGTGATGCTAAGTGGAAAGAGGAAACAATTAAGAATACATCCGAACGACAGTTTACTCAGGAATTTGAATGTGAATTCTTAGGTTCAGTTGATACGCTTATCTCAGCATCTAAGTTAAGATCACTTGTATTTGATACACCAATTAGTTCAAACAAAGGTTTAGACATCTATGAAAAACCTCAAGAAAAATCTGAGTACATCATTACCGCTGATGTTAGCCGAGGGATTGGGGGTGATTATTCTGCTTTTATTGTTTTTGATATTACAACGGTCCCGTACAGAATAGTAGCAAAGTATAGAAACAATGAAATAAAACCAATGCTATTTCCAAATATCATTAATGATTTGGCAAGAGCATATAACAATGCTTATGTGTTATGTGAAGTTAATGACATTGGTGATCAGGTAGCATCTATTCTTAATTACGATTTAGAATATCCAAATGTATTGATGTGTTCTATGAGAGGTAGAGCAGGTCAAATTGTTGGACAAGGTTTCTCTGGAACTAAAACTCAACTTGGTATTAAGATGTCAATCACCGTAAAAAAAGTTGGTTGTGCTAACTTAAAAACAATGGTAGAGGATGATAAACTATTGTTTAGAGATTATGAAATTATATCCGAGCTTACCACATTTATTCAGAAAAAGCAATCGTTTGAAGCTGACGAAGGATTCCACGATGACTTGGTAATGTGTCTTGTAATATTTGCTTGGTTAGCAGTACAAGATTACTTCAAGGAGATGACAGATAATGATATACGTCAAAGAATTTATGAAGAACAAAAGAATCAAATTGAGCAGGATATGTCTCCATTTGGATTTATTGTTACAGGTCTTGAAGGTGACGAGGGTATTGTAACAGATGGAAGCTTGTGGGAGTATGGAGAATCCCAAGAAGATGTTTCTTATATGTGGAATTACTAATGGATATACAAGATCAATTTTCTTTAGATCACCTCCTATTCAAAGAAAGAAGATGTAGATCTTGTGGAAAAATTAAAGATCTTTTGTCCGATTTTTATTTGAGTCGTAAAGATAGGGCAACTGCTCTATCAGCTTATTCATATGAATGTAAAGAATGTACTATTAAAAGAATAATTGTTAGTAGAATGACTACTAGAATTTTTGATAAGTGGGAATATCCTGATTGGTAGGTTGTTCGTGTATTGTTTCCCCACTTGAAAGAGTGAAAAACCTAAATAATTTTAGTTAAAAAATGATATCTTTTAGAGGAGAAAAACATGGCAAGTCAAGTCTCGCCTGGAGTTATATTAAAGGAGCGTGATTTATCTAATGCCGTAATTGTTGGTGCTCAACAAATTACAGCTGGTTTTGCTTCGACCTTCAGAAAAGGTCCTGTTGACCAGATTGTACAAATTAATTCACAAAAACAATTTATCGAAGTATTCGGTAAACCATCAGATTCTAACGCCGAAGATTGGTTTGTTGCTTCTGAATTTTTAAGCTACGGTGGTAGATTAGCAGTTGTTCGTGCTGCTACTACAGTTTTAAATGCTAGCACAGATGGTGGTTATTTAATTAAAAATGATTTAGCATGGGAATCGGGAACAACTCTTTCCGAAGTTGCTATTGCTAGAACACCAGGATCTTGGGGAAATAACTTAGAAGTTTATTTTGTTGATAGAGGAGCTGATCAAGTTTTAACTTTAGCTTCTGTTCCTGTATCAGAAGTATCAACAATTGGATCAACAATTCAAATTGGTATTGAAAGCATTGAAGATTATGTTAATGCCAAAGTAACTGGATGGGATGCTACAACAAAACAACTAACTGTTTTACTAGAAAATCCAGATCTTTTAGTTTCAATTGGAGATTCAGTAAATAATGATGGATCTCCAGTTGCTGTAACAGCAGTTGCTGATTGGTACTCAACTGTTAAATTAGGAGAGACTGGTTTAACCGCTGCTTCTATTGGTCCTCGTCCTGGTACTTCAAACTTTGCTGCTGCTAATGGCATCAAATATGATGAACTTCATGTTGCTGTTGTTGACAAGACAACTGGAACTGTTGTAGAAAAATTCAATTATCTTTCAAAACTATCTGATGGCAGAAGTTCAGAAAATGCCAACATATATTATCAATCTGTAATCAACCAACAATCCGCTTATATTTTTGTTGGTGCTCACCCAACAGCTGCTACTCATCCTGTTGGAACAACAAGTACTTGGGGTGCTGATTCATCTTCACTTGCTGGTGGTAATGTTAGTTTCAATCTTTGCTTAGTTTCTGAGCAAATGTTAGAAGGTGGTACAGATGATTACTCATATAACTCAGATGAAATTGGTGATGCTTATGATATGTTCCTTGATACTGAAGAAGCCACCATTGATTTCGTATTGATGGGTGGATCAATGGCTTTAGAAAGCGACACCAAACAAAAAGCATCGAGAGTAATTTCTATTGCTGCTGGAAGAAAAGATTGTATTGCTTTTGTATCTCCACACAGAGGAAATCAAATTGGAGCTAATGGTGCTCTAACATCATCACAACAAAAAGTTAATACCGTTAATTTCTTCAATGGTTTGACTTCAACTTCTTATGCCATTTTTGATAGTGGTTATAAGTATTTCTATGATCGCTTTAATGACAAGTATCGTTACATCCCATGTAACGGTGACATTGCTGGTCTATGTGTTGCTACCTCAGCTACACTAGATGATTGGTATTCGCCAGCTGGTCTCAACAGAGGTTCATTAAGAAACGCTGTTAAACTTGCTTACAATCCAAACAAAGCTGACAGAGATGAATTATATCAGGCAAGAATTAATCCTATTGTTTCTTTCCCTGGTTCTGGT